CAATATTTAGTACAAATTAATGTGTCATTTTATGTCGTACTAATTAACACACTAATTAACATGTTAACGAATATACTTTAGCAAGGATGGTGATTAACATGTTAATAAAGATAAACAAGAAACCAATTGAAGTTTCAGAAGAACCAGAAACAGAAAGTAAATCATTCATTTATTACTGTATTAACTACACAGGCTACGCACTAATCCTCTATCTTCTGGATTATGTATGTTATACATTCTTTTATTATCATCCATTACCATGGATTACATTCATCGGTAAAATATTATCCTTTTTAGGAGGTATATTGTAATGTTCAAGAAACTGGATAAATTGCTTTACAACATGTTCGATGCACCAGAACAGCATTGTGACGGATGTGGCGAATCAGTGGCAACCTACCTGTTAACCAATATACCAATGTGGGACGGTGACTTCTGCAAACGATGTGTAATATATGAATCACCAGAGGAGGAGTTATTTGAGGATGAAGCCTAAACAAATGATTGTCACCATCAAAGAGGTATTACTAGCCATGGGGTATGAACACACCATAATACATGACATATCATACAATGATAGCATTATACAACTCACGATACAACTACCGTATCACAAAGAGTATGCAGACATTGAAGAAATAACAAACAACCTAAAGGAAGAACTAAATGCAACCGATGTGAAGATTGTAAAAACGATAGGTAAAAAATTGACATTACATTTCGGAAGAAACGATTTATCCAATCTTAAATTCCGAGAGGAATTAATAAGAACAAACACATTAAAACTACAACTACCATCAGCATTCGGTTCAACCTATTTAGATTTCTCAGACGGTGCCAGTTGTCACCTCCTAACAGGTGGAACTACACGAATGGGCAAAACCACATTTCTTCTATATCTATCCACACTAATGTACATCCAAACCAAAGGAGCCGCACACATCTATATCACATCCACTAAAGCAAAAGACTATTATCCATTCCAGAACTTACCTAATTGTCAGATATCGCAAACACACACAGAATTTAACCTCATGTTGGATGAAATCACACAAGAATACAATAACAGAAACGCATTACTCTACTCACCAGCATTAGCAAAAGCAACCGATTCAAAAGGAGTAAAGAAACTCTATCCACATATGTATCATTTATTCCAACCGATATTTGTAATCATAGACGAATTTTCTCGCTTTAGTGACAATCAAGAAATCCAAAACAAAGTCACCGAATTAGTGGAAACAGCTGGTTTTGTCAATGTGCATGTCATTATATCCACCACCAGACCCGATGCACGAACCGTATTAAAACCAAGAATAAAAGCCAATCTGTTAGCAAGAATTTGCTTTACCACCGCAGACACCAACAACTCAATCGTCATATTAGATAAAGAAGGTGCTGAAAACTTAGGAAGAATTGAAGGGAGAGCGATATTCTTAAACAGTGAAACCAACATTATTCAGGTTCCATATATGTCTTATCAACAATGCGAAGAATTACTACAACCATACAAAAAGGAGATTGTAAACAATGACACACCAAACCACAAAGAAATCCAGAGACCAGAAAATCATCAGCTTACTAACAAAATTCAAAATTTGTTCAAGGAATCAGATAGCACATTTGATATTCAAACAGAACTCGAACCCAATAAATGTTTGCAACCGCACGATGAAAAGATTATCAATGGCTGGTTCCGTCTTGCAAGTGAAACAGACAAAAGATAAAAGTTATCTCTACACATGTAATCCATCACCAATTCATCACAAATCAAATAAAATAGAACACCAATTAAAAATAGTGGATTTCTTCATTAAAGAAGGAACACCAGAAAACTTTCTCATTGAACCCATTTTAGGAACATACGAACCAGACATTTTTTTCAAAGACAAAAATAACAATTCCATCTGTGTAGAAATTCAATTAACACCAATCAGCATAAAGAAAATGCAAACAAAAATAAATCAATTTGTTTCTGAATACGGAAAGGAACACGATGCAAAAATAATTGTTATTTGTTCAAATAAAAATTACAACTTAAAAATTCCAAACGGTTTTAAAATTATCAAACAAAGTGTTCCAAAAGAAATTTTATTTTAGTTTCAAAAATAGTTGTATTTTGTGTTTCATTAGATTATAATAAAAGTATCAAATAAATCATTTAAAGGGGTTTTCAAAATGGCAAAAGAAAAATCAATTCAAGATTACAATATCTTAGTATCAAAAACCAAACAAAGATACCTAAACGACCAAATTAATTATAGTTGGAAATACACATTCAAAGAAGAAGACGAAACCGCATATTCCTATTTTATGATTGTTAATCACCATCAAGCAACCAAAATTCTTTTTGATAAAGTAAGTGGAACATTAATAAACAAAGATATGTACACAATGGATATTAAAACTATGATTGAACTACAAGGAACGCTATAATGCTCTACACTCTCTGTGTCATCTTACTAGTCGTGATTCTCTACACTGCTATGGTATTACTAGATGCCAAACGAAAACAACTCACCAACAAGGAGGACATTATGTCTCTCGACTTATCACCAGAAGAATTTTACAAAGTATTAAATTTCCTGTTGTTGTATGGAGTCATTAGCTTTGACGAATACACAAAAATGGAAGTAAAAAGCCTACCCTATGTAAACAGGTAGGCTTTTTCTTTTTGTGCGGTTACAACACTATTTCTTCCAAAGGCGTCGTTACACACTTATCTTTGCCCACGCTCCCCAAGTGCTAGAACCAGTAGACCACTTTCGCATATGCAATGTATTTGCGTTAAAAGGAGTAAACGTTGCATACGAATAAGCGTCTGAGTGCGCTCTATATACTCTCATTACTCCCCCGATGCTCAAATAATTATCGTTTGCAGTTTGTACTGGCACTATGGTTTCTGAGTTTTTGGAATAAGTTGTAATGGAATCGTCCATTACATTGTTAGCTGTAGTTCTTACTTTTACTGTATCTACTCTTTCCCATGAACCCCATGTTCCCGGTGTATCGTTCCACACCCTTTTATACATGCTACCGTTAACCGCTTGGACATAAATGGCATATGAGTAAAGCGTATTTCCACGATACACATACATCATTCCACCGTTACTAAATGAGGTATCCGTAGTGTTAGTCAGATAAACAGCAGTGACAACATCCTTCTGGTAACTAGTAATTGGTGCATCCATAGTGTTTCCGGTAGTGAGTTTTCTTCGAACAGTATTAGTTATTTGATACCAATCTTTCCATACACTGTTGGTATCATCCCATTCTCTTTTATACACTACGCTTGATTGTACAGGGTAATACATTTGATAAGACATGAATGTGTTTCCTCTGTAAGTGTGTAAAACACCACCTGTGCTTAACAATGTATCTTGATTATTTAACACATTGGAAATGGTTGTTTTATTAAGAACGTAGTTATCAATCGCCATATCCATAGTAAAATTTTTAGGTTGTGGCGTTTGATTAAATTTAACTGCTCCATTTCTACCAGCGAAAAAATAATTTTCTGTATCACCATCACCGTAAGATAATGAATTTCCTACAAGTTTTTCAGCTTCGGTAAATGTGAGGATCGGAATATTATTGCTTTGAATATAATCAATCATTTGATTAACCATTGTATTATCCCATGCCGCGTTACTGTGCGTTAAAAAGATTAACCAACCGTTTTTCGCGATTGCTTCATCAATAACTGCCTTATTATCTTCATAGGTTGTTCGCATTCCTTGCCTTTTTACTCGGAAGCTATCTACAGGCAGAGTATTAACTCCTCCCAAAGCATCAACACCATATTTAAAATATTTCCTTGTTACTCTTTTGACCATGTTAATTTGAGTCTTGCCGGCAGTTGTGAACCCTATTGGGTAAACCATCGTTTCACCTAGTCCTAAATCATTGGAAAGAATGAAATTTTTTGATTCCGAACAATTCATTTCCCACGTAGCTTCATCTACCGTGTTTACGTCTGGATGGGTAAATCCATGTGAAACAATATCAAACCCTTCTGCTTTCAGTTGTTTCAATTCTGCTAAAGTCAGTTTTGAAGAAGTATCTAAACTGTTGTTCGTGATTGCGAGTGTGACCTTAATATTTTTCAAATCACACATCGGTTTCCATTGACTAAAAAATTGATCGTATGAATCATCATCAATGATTGTTACAATTGGACCATTATAAATATTCGTTGGTGCTAATTGAGTTTGAGACGCCTTTTGTGCCAAAGACGACTCAACCGCACTGACCCTACTTGTTAACCCATTACCACCCGAACCCACATTATTTTCTAAGTCAATAATCCTATCCCAAACCGTTGTAACATTACTCGTGCTCCCTGTTCCCGTAGATACTTGAATCTTACCCATTGTATCACTCCTTATTGAACGTGCATTTTCTTAAACATTTCATATCCAACATTCCGCATGACTTGATTATCAAAACGCAAGTACCCATTCATAAACGCATTCACCATTTTCTTAAGGTAGTAGTTGTTCTTCCAACCACTAAGCAACATCGCATTTTCATTCAAATCCTCTGTACTCATAGCAAACACTAATTTAGAAGAAGGGTCATAGTCACCAGACAAATACATAATACCTTTATCCACATCCACCCAAATCCCCATCGTCATTCCTTTGTAAATCACAGAGAACTGGAATTTGCTTTCCTTGCTTCTTCTTTCAATGAATACAGAACTATCATTGACAAATTCATTATCCAATGACATGTCACCATATTCCGTTCCGTCAATCAATTCACCGAATTTAGTTTTTCTTCTTTCTTCTGAGAAATCCTTACTATCTGGAATTTCAATCAACAAACTTTTGTAAGCATTGAACCGCTTATGAATGTTAGGAACTACCCCGAAATAAAGGAAATATGGATTCACCACAGAAACCGCATTGGATAAACAGATGCACCTAACATTTTCTCTAGAACGAAAAACTGTATCCATTAAATTTAGGAGCGCTTCGACTTCATTCGGAATATAACCAGAATTGTCTTTCTCTCGGATAAATTCATCGAATATCATTGTACTAACATTCGGGTAGGCATTCGACTTTTGACTCTGCCATGTACTGAGCGGGATTGCCCACCCTGCTAGTTTTCCATCTATATAAAATTCATGTCCTTTAACCTTGAATTGGTGGTCAGGAAATTCACCCATTACATCATTGAAGTAGTTAGCAATCTTTTTCAATTCGGGTTTATACCTTCTCACATAGATAAATTGTTCTCCATGTTTAATGAATCTTTTGATAGGGTGTACCTTCATTGCATAAGATTTACCAATACCCCTTGCTCCAATAATAAAGTTTAGTATTCGATTATACGACAACATTTTATTAGGATTATAATATAATGAGTTTAACATTTCCTGACTCTCCTTTTAGTTTGGCACTTTGATTACTTGTCCAGCAAAGACCAAATTTTTATTTTTTATTTGTGGATTTAATTCCATAATCTTTTTAACGGTGGTATCTTCTCTTTGTGCAATCTTTGTTAAATTTTCACCTGAGCGAATGGTATAATTTTTAGTTTTTGGTTTTGGTTTCTCGGTTGTCTTTATTGGCTTCAAGAACAATTCTTTTTCTGCTTTTCTTCTGCGAATTAAACCATTTAACACTTTACCACCAGCATGAATCCATTTATCAAATTCATTAGCCGCACCTTTGAAGTCTTTTTGGTTTACTTTCTTTAGAAGGGTAGATGTTCTTAAATTTTCCCGTCCGCAGTTATAAGCAAAAGATACTAAGCTATCAAACTGGTTTTGATTGAGAGTAACTTTTACTAAACTATTCACTGCATAATCGAACACCCGTAAATCAAAGACTAAAAGCTGTTCGGCTTCTTTTTGGCTGATTGTCATGTTTTCTCGAACATCTGAACCATAATGACCATAACCTATTGTCCAATACTTTTCAGTGTCTACTGGTTTGTAAGCATGAAGCACACAACCCTCAAATGATTTAATTAAGTCAATTCCATTCTTTGATATTTTCATTGTCATTCAAATCACTCCTTATCTATTTTGCTGGTTAGTGATTCAATCGTAGTCTGTAATTTTGTTAAAATATTAATCATGTTTTCTGTGTCTTTACTTTGTTTCATTAACATGAATCCAGCCACAAAGATTGGAAATCCTAATTGTCCGATTAATGCGGAAACATCTTGAATTGTCATATATAATCCCCTTTATAATTAAAATTTCCAACCATTCAAAGCATCACTTAAAAGTAAACTAACTGTTTTATAATCTTTCATTTGTTGCGGTGATTTCGTTGAAGGGTTCGGGTCGTTTGGGTCTCCATCAACCACCATCGTTCCTAATAAGGGAAGGGGGTCAATTGCATTTTCTTTTCCTACCGTCCAATTTGGCTTATGGATTTCAAAATGTAGATGCAATCCTTCTGAATCCCCTGTGTTTCCCATAACCCCTAATTTTTGTCCTTGTGTAACTGTATCGCCCACATTTACAGTTCTTGAACCTGTCACCATATGAGCATATACACTTTCATACGATTCACCTTTGATAGTATGTGAAATCATCACAACCTCACCATAACTATCAGACACATAAGATTTTGTGACCGTTCCGCCTGCACTTGCTACAATGTCTTGAACCGTTCCATCTGCTAAATCAATTCCGTAATGGTCAGGTCGTTCGGGTGTTTTAAATCCGCTGGTTACATTGTGTGTGGTGGTTGGATAAATGAAATAAAATTCATCTGGTAATGGGTCAACAACCGTTCCTGCACCCGACCAATCCAGATTGGCGAAACACCATTCTGCAAATTCTTTTCGTTTGGGTAAACTTAAATTTCCATAATAACTACTCGGACGTTCATAATTCCAGATAAAATATTCTGTGAGTGTGCTAGGGTCTAAGGTACTCTGAGTGAATTCATGGAAACTCATAGGGTATGCACTTTTTGTAATCCATTGAATTTTCTTTTCTTGCTCATAATCAATTCTTGATAATTGAGCGTCACCATTCGACCAATCCAAACCCCTTGCATTACACCAATCCCATAGTTTCGTTGCTGGTGTCCATTGAACCAATCCATAACCCCTTGATGGGGAATGACCATATCCTTGTTCATATAAATTGGGGTTTAAGGTACTTTCTCCTGACATATTTCCACACAAGGCACTAATGGCATTTGGTGTCCAACCCGTAGCAATAAAATGATTGGCTACGAGTTGAGCATTGTTTCTTTTTTGAGAGGTATTTAAGTAAGTGTTACCTCCTGCTGGTGCTATCCATCCCATGATTAATCCGCAGTTGCAAAGCTAATGGTTCCGAATGAATAATAAGAACCCGTTGCCGCTGAGCCTTGAACAAATACTTCACCTTGACTATTGATATAACCAACTACATTTTGTGTGGATGCCGCAATGGTTGAACAATTGATTGGAATAGTCGTAAACGGTTTATGTGCTAATGTAGCAATTTTTGTGAATCCACTTGTTATTGGTAAAGTAGCTGAATCAATTAAACAGGCACCTTCTACATAAGCACGATGTCCAATCGGTGATGCTTCAACATAACTACGTAGTTGAGGTAATGCTCCACCTTTGGTTACACCGTTAACTAGGGTAGCATCCACATAACTCCCACGACTAAAGTTATTAACGGTTTTATCTTCTAACCAATCACTAACTGTTTTCGTGCTGTTTGTCCAAAAAATCCATCGTTTATAGGTGACGTTCGCGCTGGATGTAAATTCTTGAAGAATGTTTGTTCCATCGTATGAAACATTTACACTTAAGAACCCCGCTCTTGATACTGGTAAGTCTGCCGCGTTTTGCACATAATAGGAACCAGATTCAAAAATATCTGATAGATTTTTGGCTACATCGTTTATTAATTTCTTTACTACCCCGTTTTCCTTATAAAATCCACGAACAATTCTTCGAGTGATAGGGCTAACACCTTTGGAAGAAAATTCGTAAATATCGTTCATACGTTGCCTAAATTCACCATGAACATAACCCACCAGTAAAGTTTCCGCTCCAAAATCATCCACCACCACTTGAATTCCTTCTGGTTCAGAATATCCATTAGCTGAATCAGAAGAAGCAAATTCGCTGAACAATTTCTTTTGAACGAATGAACCATCTTCAATTTTATATTCCCATAGTGTTTGAGGATAAGTACCAATAGTCGGTGCGTTGGAATCCACTCCACTAGAATAATAGATGGATTCTTTACCAACCGCTACCCCTTGATACGGTCGGGCGCTAGGGTCTAATACAATCGTTAAATCTGGATTTGGTAAGATAGTAAAATTAAATAAATTTTGTTTGTACACATAAATTTTATCTCCCGCCTGACCGTCCACTAAAACAAATACATTTCGTTCTTCATTAAACGATAATTTCCAATCACGTCCATTAAAAGCAGGAAGTACATTTAATTGACTAAAGTCGGTAATGGTGGTTCCAGCCGCAAACGTTAAACGAACGGTGTTATAAATCCCACCTTTTTCAAGGTTTAACACAATGTTCTGAATGGTGTTTACATCTATCGAAAAACCGTCACCGTGTGCAAAACCTGTGAAAAACATTTCTCCAATCATTTTCCCTGTTAAATCTAGTTTTGCTAGTATCAAGGTTGGCGACGCAAAACGGTTATGTTGGTCTTCGTAGGCAACATACAAACATTTATTTGCTTTGTCGTATTTCACTCCCTGCATAATGTCTGGAATGTCTAACATGGCTCCTAAGTACGCATTATGTTTTAAACTGGTGATGGTGAATTCTTTCGTAAATAGAGAACGGATTAAATTATCAATTAAATCGTCTAGTATACCATCATCATACATTTGTTGAATCTTTGCGTTAACGGTGTCTTCTAATCCCTCATTGATTATCCATTCCATAACACCATTCCATTGTGTTACTAAATCATTGGTGATTTTACCGATTTCGGCTAACTTTTGAATCGCCATGTTTACTTTTTCGAGTAAACTTAGACTATTGTCAAAAGCGGTTGGTAAATATCGTTCGTACTCTTGAATGAGTAAGTCGGATATTGGGGTAAATCCTGATAGTGTAGGTTTGACCATGTTTGTATCCCTCCATTATTTTAAATCGGTGTTACGTCATACTTTGTTCCAACTATGACCTATTTTATATCTTTTGCAGTTTCCAATTTCATGCCACACATTTTATAAATTAGATACCTAATTCGCCCTGTAACTATATTGCTTCCGGCAATGTTATTAACCAAAATACGTTTTATTTTATCCTTAATCATTTCCTGCATCTCCTATAAATTTCATAACTCTAGTATAGATGTATAAAATGTAAGAGAAAAGATAAAAATGAAAAATTCATCCACTAATTAAGGAGTAACAGTCGTTCCAGTTGCATCCACCCATGTAGATGTTGTTGCATCCCACCATAATGGCTTTTTCAATGTTCGGTTGTATACTTGCATTCCATCCACTTTACCTTTAAGAGTAGAGAACCCTGTGGATGCCCTTGAGATAATGGAACTTACAATATAATCGTAATCTTCAAAATCTGTTGCTGAACCACTTCTTAGGTGTAGCAAAGGAATTGAATCACTAGAGAGTTTTGTGTATAATGCAACACTATTTGTAAGGACACCTCCGCTAAATACTGGAGTAGATTTGTTAATCAATAACACATTTGACGCTTTTGTACTATCTGCATTTTGGTTTTGGATATTGACATTTCCCTTACTGTCCAATTTTAACGGAGACAACCCTGATTCAGATGAGAAACTTAATTCTCCATCACCATATCCATACTCACCTTTAACAGTATAACCTTTTCCGCTTTCTAACGAACCAAACTTAAACCCTCTGGTTGTATCTCGATAAATTGCATTTGAACTGTTTTTGCAATTCCGTATTTGGACTTTATTATCTGTTTTGTTTGTTAATAAATTATCTAATACTCCATATTCAACACAATTATCAAATGCCATCGTATTTGTATTTGCGGTATATTTAAGCATGGTTTTTGCGTTCGTGAAATATACATTACTTACACTTAAAAAATCTTGGATATCAAGATTAAAAAACCCTCCGCCTTGCTTAACTGGCTCAGTTGCAACTGGTAGAGAACTTGTGATCCAACCACCGTTGATACTAAACGAACCTTTTGAAAAAACACCAGTCGGCGCTGTTTCGTTATCCATTAGAACACCAAGGTTAAACACATCATCCGCTTGTGTAGTAGGCACACTTT